CCCCCTGCCTCAAAAGGAACTGGAATCCCCTCCGGGGAGGCTCTCTTCTCCGCGCTCGCGTCCTTAATGAATATCCCTGTAGGGGATTTCAAAGCAGCAGCGCCAGCAGAATTAAAACGCTACTACAGAGCTGCGTGTATCCGCCTGCATCCGGATAAGGGCGGTGATCCAAAGAAGATGAGTGAATTAACAATGCTATGGAGCGCGTACAACGCTTCCTAGAGAAAGGAATAATCCTCTCGTGAACTACTCTCAATTCACACTCGACGTAAAGGAACTTCTAGGGATTGCGCATGAAATGGGTATAATCCCAACCCTAGACCCCTTAGATGACCCCGAGAGGATTATTCTTTCCTCCTTAGATTCTTACTCTAGGGATACCTTTATGTATATCGTAACATGGAGCTATAACCTAGCTCACTCCTGGACATCCAGACCCTTTTCTCTCTTCCAGTATGAAGTTCTTCGTGAATACCTCCGAAGGGAAGAGAAAGCAAGTTCTTCTATTAAAGAAGAAAGAAAGAGAATCAATGCTGAACAATTCAAACCAAGAACCAATGATTCCTCTAACGGATGAGGAGTTTGCTGCTATCAGGAAGACCATCCAAGCTGAAGCTACGAAACTCATAGTGGATTTTAAATCCCGTGGACTTCTACCAGCTCACTTGATTGCAACAGCAGGTGTGCTTCTAACTACACTTACCCAAATCCCTGAGATCGAGCGTGTAGTGGTACCAATCACAGCTTATTCCATGCAGGCTATTGGCGGGCTTAATCGAGAGAAAGCCCGCAAGGTTTCCATTAACTAAGAAAGAAAAGAGAGAAGAATGGCCTTTGATATTAAAAAGCCTATCTCCAAGGCTTCACGTTTTGAAGCCCTTCGTGCGGCTGCCGTAGCCGCTATCCCACCTGCGGAGAATAGTGACTCCACAGCTATCTCGAAGGAGAAGAGACTCGTATCTCCTTCCGATTGTTCTGAACGCATTCGAGTTGTATTCGATGATTCAGGTTCTATGGGTGGAGCTTCGATAAGGGAAGCAAAAGAGGGATGTGTTGAATTCCTTCGTAATTGCATCCCAGGACAAACAGCAGTAGCGATTCATCTGATGAATCCAGGAGATCAGGGGTATCTTGATTCTCTTATCAAGAATGCAGAGCTCTCTTCGGATCTTATCAAGATCGCATCCTCTATTGCAGCTATTGAAGCTCCTGGAATGACTCCACTCTTTCCTACAATTCTCGGAGCACTCAAAGCTACCCCTCGCGCTACGAGACTTATTGCTTTCTCTGATGGATCTCCGGATACACAGGAGGAGAAGGAAAAAGCTATCTCTCTCGCAAATGAATTAAAGATCCCTATTGATACAGTTTTTATCAACGGGAGATGTGGTAACTACACTGCCAGCGCGCTGATGAAAGAAATTGCTGATAGAACTGGGGGGTATTTCCTGGATCTTCAGCAGGGTTCTTCTTTTAAGAATGCGTTTAAATATCTCGCGCCTATCAACAGGCTTCGCTTGAGTGATGGGAATTTCAGGGCTTCTTTGGAGGGGAGATGAGAGATACCGAAATCTACACACTAAAGCAGGCTTTGAAATCTTCTGCTGGATTTACAAGCTGGACAGTAGATATGTCTCCAGAGAGGAGAAAACGACTCTTGCTCGAACTTGAAAATCTCGAAAAGCAAGAGATTTTGCTTTCTCGGTATCAATTTCCAGATGAGACAGGAAGATGAGAAAAATCATCTGCGCTCACGGAACTATGTATCTCGACCCATCTGAGGTTGTAGCTTTGATTCCAGATGGAAGTACCGTGATTGACAACGCGGAACTTCCTGGTATGGGAACAATGATATATCTCAGGAATGAAAGAATAATCTGGCTAAAACTCCCCGTTGCTGTAATTGCACGGGATCTTGGATTTGAGGGGGAGCGAGGATGAAATTCCCCTCCAGAATCTTTGCAGTCATTACCAAGAATAAGATCATCAAAATCCGCCACTCCCGACAAGACGCTCTCCGAGCTATTCGACAAGTCAAGTGGGAGAATCACATCCCGCGAGATAACCAAGAAGCCGTAATCTTCCGGGAATATGAACTCGTAAAGAAGGAGCCTATTGAACCTCACAGCACAACTCCTTAAACTTCTCCCAGGAATCCAAGAAATTCCCTCTCCACAAAGAGAGCAGATTGTAAAACTCTCTATGAAGATGTCTTCTCTTGGATTCTATGCTACCTTCCGCAAGGCAGAAGTAGGTCCGGTTGTTAGGACCTACTTCTTTGAGCCTTTCCCTGATGTACAACTCAGCAAGATAACCTCCCGCGAGGAGGATATTGCCATGTCCCTTGGAGTAGAGGCGGTTCTTATCACTCGTGATTTAGGGCTTGTTTCTATTGCAGTTCCGAGAATAGATCGGGAACTTATTCCCTTTGACCAGTGCCTCTATGATATGTTCAAAGAGCCCTCCGTTAAGGAAATGACTCTCCCTCTTCTCCTGGGAAAAAATACCAAGGGAGAGCCAGTCTATCTCGATCTAGCAAAGCAACCTCATCTCCTAATCGCAGGAGCTACCGGAGCTGGGAAGAGTATATTCACTTCCCAGCTCATCCTCTCCCTTTCCCTTCTCCGTTCATCGGAAGAAATGGAGTTCATCCTTGCGGATACAAAGCAGTTGGATTTGGTTCTTTTTAAGAGCCTTCCTCATGTTAGTAGTGTTGTTACTAACGTTACTGACCTACGGAATATTCTTGACGTACTTTTCCTAGAATATGAGGAGAGGACAAAGATGATGAGTGGATTCTGTAGAAATGCAGCAGAGTGGAACAAGATGGCTCTTGGGGAGAGGATGAAATACAAAATCCTCATCATTGATGAATTCGCAGATGTAGTAGGAGCGGACAGAGCTTTGCTCGCTCAGATTGAGAAAAAGTATCGTCCTGCCTCTATCGAGGATCTCGTCAAACGCCTTGCACAAGTCTGCCGTGCAGTTGGAATTCATATCATCCTCGCAACCCAGAGACCCTCGGTTAAGATCATCGAAGGGGATCTAAAAGCTAACTTTCCTGCTAGGATAGCTTTCAAGCTAGTTTCAATGCAGGATTCACGGGTTATTCTTGATGAGAATGGGGCGGAAAAGCTCCTTGGGAATGGAGATTTCCTCTATCGAACCGCTACATCTGATCAGATTAAGAGAGCGCATTCCTCTTATGTTTCAATGACGGATATTAGCGCAATGATCTCGCAACATGAGATGCTTAGAATGCAGTTTGGAGTTCTTTGATGGGGCATAAGCCAGTTCGTTGTGTGCATTGCGGTACACCGATTTCGAAAAGTTTCCCAGGAACTAAGAGCGTGTGGCTTCATTATCCAACAAGGAAAGGACCCCATAAGGGAAAAAGGTTCTTTGGTTGTCAGTATTATGATCCTACAATCCCATATACTCCTAGTGATACTGAGCATAACAAGCAAGCAACGCCGAAAAAGGAGGTTCCCTCTAATGCCTGAGGAAACTTGGAGAGTTCCAACGACTGAGGAGTCTCAAGACGAGGGTTGTATTGTAACAGTTTCAGGAGAGAATATTACCTGGGTAGATTGCTACGAGACTGTTAATTGGCGCTCTCCTCGTGATAATAAACTTGCAATCCTAGCTCCTGCTATGTATAATCTCCTCCGGGAGCATGAAGATGCTTTTGGGTCGATTTTCCAATCAAAGGTTCTTGAAATAATCGCAGTAATAGAGGAGGCTACAGATGCTGAACTCGCCAAGCGAACATGATCTGGGGTGGTATTCTGATCCGGATTATGACAGGTCTGGATGTTTAATACCGAAAGAAGAAGAGGGGGAGGAAGAAGATGAGCCAGATTGATCCCACGGTAACATTTAATCGCGTCGCTGGAACTCTTACCATAGAGGATCCAGAAGATCCCGTCACCTATGAATCAATCTATAGTGGGGACAAGGACCACTATAACCAACCTCAATTTGAGCAGCTTTCAAAGAAGGGACCTATTCCTGCTGGAACATACAAGCTACAATATCAAGCCAGCCATCCTATCCTCGGGGAACACGTATTCGAGCTTGAACCGATAGGGGGGCAGCCAATGTATGGGAGGGATGGGTTCTTTATTCACGGAGATAATGAAGAACTAAATCATACAGCTTCTGAGGGGTGCATTATAGCTCCTAAAGAAGTTCGACTTTATCTCTTAACTGGGGATATACTCTTGGTTAAATAACTCAACCCGCAAGGGGCAAAAAAGCGCGGGAAGTCAAGGGGCAGGGCTAAGTGGTTGAAAAAAAGGCACTTAGCCCGACTTGACGGCTGCGCACCCCCGGTGTACACTTAAAGAATGCCCACCCCCCAAAAAACTCGTGGTATTGGAATTCGAGTTACTACAACCCAGTACGCCCTCCTGAATACCCCCAAATATAAATCCAAAAGCTCAGCTTTAACAAGGGTTCTGCTTACTTTATTCTTCAACGGGAGAATACCGGAAGCAGAGTCCTTGTTAGCGCTGGAAATTTCCAGAGCTGAAGAAGCTATCTCTGAACAGCAGTTTGGTAAAGGGAAGAGATAGGAGGATAAAAGGTGAGTGTGTTTGAGGATTCACCGAACTCCGTTTGTCCAACGTGTCTGGCGTCGAATCTCCTCGCGGAGGTAAAGATAGCCAGATGTACGAAGTGCTTCAAGCTCTATTGTACACACTTCGCCTCAACGATTGATCCTCTTTATTGTGTTGAATGCCTTTCGGATATTACTCTTTTCAAAGAGACAATGACGAAGACATATGAACGCACTGATGAGGAAGGGAATGTAACATCGACGTATAAGAAAAGAGCTAAGCAAGTTCGTCTTGAGGGGTTAAATTGGCTCTTCTCTCAGCGCAAGATCATATCTCTCTCAGATGATGAGTTAGAACTTTCGATTGAATATCATCGGGAGATTCTTTCCGGGATGTTAGATGAGAGAGAAACTCGGAAGAATGCTTTCATGCACCGCTTTGCTAATGCTCCACTTCCGAAGAAGGAAGGCGGGACAGAGGCTTCCATTACTACGAAAACTACGAAGCGCATCAAGAGCACAACTGAGGGAGCGAAAGTTTCTTCTGTTCTTAAAGCTATGATGGCTTCGGGAATGACACCGCAACAGATCATGGAGATGCTTTCAAAATGAAAGGAGAGAAAGAAATGAAGGAAACAACGGAAACTATTCTTGTTGAGAGAGAGAAAACGTATGGCCAGTTTAGTGGTCACGCTCTGATTGCGCAGAACTTGAAGAGTGTAATGCGCAATACTCGTAATTGGAATCTTCTAACTGCTTCACAAAGGGAAGCCCTTGAGATGGATGCACATAAGACAGCAAGAATTCTTAATGGTGATCCAAACTATGAGGATTCCTGGGCAGATAAAGCAGGATACGCTACGCTCATAGTAAGAGAGATCCAGGAGGGAAAACTTGGACCTTTCTAATCTCCAGCTTAACGCTTGCATAGAGTCTGGATTCAATGGGACTTTAATCTTCCGAATGATTGATTTTCTCAAAGATCATCCTGAGATTCACTGGCTCTCTATTAACGAGGAGACAGGGCTTTTTGATCTAACTCTTGATAACCACATGATGTCCACCTTTAGGAATTGCCCCTCTCACTTTATGACTGCCTTCGTAGATGGAGTGCAGCTTCGTACAGGTGGGAGGAGTTGGTTTCTGGATCTTGGGATACTCTTTCATAAGATGGTTGAAGAGTATTATACCATCTTCCGGGAGCCGGGGTTTAACATTCTCGACTGGGCTACAACTCGTGCCCCGGAAGAGTGGAAAGCTGCTGAGATGGATTTTCACTCAGCGCACAAAGAGTATAAAGTAATCGGAGGGGTGATTGGGTTTACTACTCTGATTATCTCTTATGCTCTTAAATTCAGCCCTGAAAACGAGCGTCTCCGGGTTATAGGAACGGAGATTGGCTTTGGAAAGAGGAGGGAGGTTCCGCTAGGAATTGTAAGGGGATTTCTTTCCTGTTTCCTCAGCGGGCGTATTGATGTATTGGTTGACGATGGAACGCATATAACTCCGCTGGATCATAAGACGATGAATTCATTTCGGAGTGATCCAGCGGGGAAGTATGAAGTGGATGAGGGACCAACGGGGTATATTTACGCTGTTGGAAAGATTCTCCCCTCCCTTGTCCCCCCGGAGATGATTCTGAAGAGAAAATGTGATAGGATTCTTATGAATTTTATCTCAAAAGCTCCGACAGCAAATCCCGAGGATAGGTTCCGGAGGCTTCCCATCTATAAGACAACAGAGCAGCTCTCTTCTTATCAAGAGAGAATGCTCTTAACTGGGGAGGATATATTTCGTTCTCTCCTCGCATATGTGCAAACTGGACACGCGCAGAGGAATACGGGGATGTGTTGTAATTGGTTCATGCGAGAATGTCCTTTTATGCCTATCCACAGGCAAGGGTCACGCAGGGATGAATTGCTCATCATTGACTCCATGTACCAAAAAAGACCAATTTGGGATACTGAAAAGGTTGGAAAGGAATCTTAATGCCGAATAAAACACGTCCCCTTGTTAATGGGGATTGGATTGGTTCATGCAACGAAACATTGGTAAATAAATGCCAATGTAAGCGCCCAGCTTCTTGGGTTGTTCTTAACGAGGATGGCTCTGATTCGTCATTCCAGATGTGTAACAGGTGCAAGGTTCTCGCAGACATGGGAGTTACAAATGCTCCTATTCTTCCAATTGCAAATACCGGAACTGGTCAAATGCAAGTTCCATTCGTGAACCCACAAACCCCGGAAGAAGTAGAAGCTGATCTTGCAGTTTTGAATGGAGAGATTAAGAATGGCGATAGCGCTGCAGATATCCCCAGCACAGCAACAGCAAGTACTAGCGTTACAGGAACAACTCCGAACAGCGTCACAACCTCCAGCTAATGAATACGGAGATATGTTCAAGGGAATGCGAGGAATCCCAACAGCAGACATTAAGCAAGAGGAATTCCTCCGAATTGCTATACTTGGCCTCCCGAAGACAGGGAAAAGCTGGTTTGCTGCAACGGCTCCGAAACCCATTGCTTATTACGACTTCGACCGGCGTGCGGCTTCTCTAGCTGGCAAACCTGGAGTCTTCATTACGTCGCTCTACGATGCTAATCAGGAAAAACCAACTACAATGACCTCATTGGAGAGCGAACTCTCCATGTGGCAAATGAAGAAGCTAAAAGGGCAACCAATTCCTGCTACGTTCGTCTTTGATTCCGTTACATATATGAAAGAGTATATGGAGAACGAGATCATGAAGCAGGATTCCTCGCTGGCGCGTATTGTTAAGGTAGGTCCAGCAAGGAAGGTTTTCATTGGGAAGAACTACGACCTTATCAATGCTGTAGAGCGATACATTAAGTACTGGATTTCAGAGTTCTCCTCCCTTGGAAATATCATCTTCGTTTTCCATGAGAGGAATGAGAAAGACCAGCTTCGTTCTACGAAAGATGAGACGAAATTCACTGGGAAAGTTACAGTAGACCCCCAGTATCTTGCGAAGGTTCTTTCGCTCTTTAATGAGGTTTTTCGGATTGAGATTGGTCCGAAGAATGTCTATACCGTAACCTGCAAACCGAATGAGGAGATTCTAGCCTCGACGACACTTCTGCTTAATGCTACGGAGCCGCCGGATTTAATGGCTATGCTTGCGAAGCATAAAGCGGAGAAGGCGAAGCTGGGACTGAAGTAGTTTAATTCTTAACCGAAGAAAGAGAGAACTGAGAATGGATATTGTTGCTGTTACAGCGAAGCTGTCGAAAGAGTATGAAACGCGGAGTGCATTGAGGACTTTTATTAAGTCCAAGAATGAAGATATTCAACACGCAGAAAAGTGGCTGAGGCAAGCAAACAATGAACTGGATTTTAACGAAGTTCAGATTGTACTTCTGGAGACTCTTATCAAGAGGCCAGATGGGGTAAAGATCGAAGCTGTTAAAAGGCCCTCTTTTCAGTGTGATTGCCCTGAATGCAATCCTCAGAAAGCACAAGAGCCGATTCCTACTGCGGCTGAGCCAACTCCTACTAAAGTGGCTCCGGCAAAGAAGCCTGCGAAACGTAGCAAGAAGTAATCTCCTCTGAACAGCTCCCAAACCTTAACGCACTACGAACCATTCTTCGAGAGACGAAGAGAGAAAGAATCGAGAGTACACTACTATGGCATTTGATATGGGTTTCAGCCGCGCCTCCCTTACCTCCCCAATCGCACAAACTGGCCTCTATGAGCTTCAGGTTAATGGATTTCGCCCGAAGCTGACGAAGAAGGGGGATGGGGTTAATTATAACGTCGAGACGACGATTGTAAACAACCCCGGATTCACCGCGAATGGTGCTCCTCTTGAGGGGATTAAGGTTTTCCATCCCCTCTCTACGAAGTTCAGCATTGCGATTTGGGATTTCGTTCACGCATGCGGGTTGGAGATGGAGGAGGTTCTGGTCCCCGGAGATGCACAAACGGATCAGCATACAACGCTTGTTCTTCCTGGAATCTGGGAGGGAGCAGCGGCGAATCCTGATGATCCTTCGCAGTGGGGAGAGTATAAGGGACCGCTGCTTAACGTGATCTTTAAGGCGGATGTGATCGAGTCGAGCTTTAATGGGAAGCCGAAGAATGAGATTCGGGCTTTCCTCTGCGCGCTCGACGGTTGCGCTGAGAAGTATCCGGACGTCCGTCATTCTAACAACCTCTGCAAATAAGTTCCTCTGCTGAGTAGATTCGGCCCTGCAAAGCAGCTTTTATGGAGTCCCTTGAGAGAGGGACTCCTCTTTTTTCCCGCCTCCCGGCGATGCCGAGGGGAGGAAAAGGAGAGTTCTCATGTGTATCTTGTGCGTTGAGGAATCAATCCTCGCGGTTGGAGTTTTAAAAGTTCTGTGGTCTTATCTAGCGAATAGGATTTCTTGGAGGAAAGATGTTAAATTACCATAGCCTTCGCTGCATACGGCAAGGTAAAAAAGTTACGAAAAGATTCACACGAGCTAGAAAATACCTGCAAGGACTTCAGCTTCGTAAGAACAGGCAGTTGTTACTTCCTTCTGCCTGGTTTTTACTAGAGCGGAAGCCCCTTGAAGTGTATATCAGGGAGGAAGAATGCCCTACATAGCCCCTCGCGGGAATCCTAAGTGCCCTATTTGGGTTATATCTGAATCCCCGCTCTCTACGGATACCGTGAAAGGGTATATGTTCAGCGGCGGGATGGGGTATGTCTTCGATAAGATGCTAAAGGACGCTGGAATTTCAGATGTGTATGTCACGAGTCGGCGGCCTAATACAGATGAAAAGTATGCCTTTGCGATATTGGAGAATGAGCTTAACTTCATTAAGCCCCCTCTTATCTTGTGCTTGGATGAAGCCGCGCAAGCGTTCATCCCTGAGTGCAGGCCATTTAAGGGAGCAAAGTCGTATAAGACTCAGCTCTCTAAATATGTGGGGTCGCTTCTAAAGGCTCCTTCTCTTAACTATCCACACTACGCGATTCCTCTTTACGGTCCTGGCTTAGCTTGTCAAAATTGGACTGAGCGTAATATCACGACGTATTTCGACATGCAGAAGATACGAGTGGAGCTTGAATTCTGGAGAAAGACTGGTTCTCTTCAGCCCTTGCCTTATAGGGATATGAAGTATCATGAGATGCCTTTGGATGAGTTGCTCTCTTATCTAACTCGTTTTGAGAGTGCGAAGCTGCTTTCAAATGATATTGAAACATGCTATCCAAAGAGAGATTCTGATTTCTTTCCACACCCAGGGTATCCTCTGACGCTTGGGCTGGCAGATTCATCGACATTTGGGATCAGCTTTAATCTATTCCGGCCTTCGATGGCGGAGACAAAGGTTCTCTGGAGGAAACTTGAGCCACTTCTATATGAAATACCGCAACTGGGGCAGAACTTCTTCAACTTCGATGCAAAGTTTCTATCTTCCCTTGGGTTTCAGATTGACTTATCTAAGGTTAAGGACACGATGCTCCGTCACCATGTCCTTTGGCCGGAGCTTCCACATAAGCTCCAGTTTCAAACGAGACAATACACACGAGAGATCTACTACAAAGATGAAGGGCATAACTGGAATTTGAAGAACATGTCTAAGCTCCGACGGTATAACTGTCTTGACGTATGTGTGACGTACGAGATTTATGAACAGCAAGAAGAAGAATTCAAAGCGAGGCCACAACTAGTA